GGAGTGCTACGCATCGTGGTTGGGTTGGTTATGTCTACCCAGAAGGTGCCAGCACCTACGTTTGCATATGCGGTGGAAATCATCACCCCTTGCATAAACACCGCAAACCGCTGGCACTGTTGCAGTTGCGTAACCGGATCGAGCTTTTCAAGCGGCGTGGCGACGGTGCCGATTTCAAGCTGGATGCCCCAGAGTTGGACGGTCACGTTGGGGCCTTGCACGCCGATATTAGAAGACCGCGCGGCGTAGGTAGACCCGGCCGACAGCCAGAAATATATGTCCGTATGATCATTCCCGTTGCTGCCAAAGACTTTCGGAGAGGACGCGCTCGGCAGCGTCTTGGTCACGCTGTAGCGCGCCCATGAGTTCGACAACGTGATTGCCCCGGCGGGCGTGCTTTGGTCAGGGGACGGCGATCCGCCCGTGCCGAAGTTCTGCACGAACTCGATGCCGACTTTCGGCGTTCCCGACGTATTCGCCCAGAACGACAGGGTGACAGTCTTGCCACTCAGCCTGCGAGTGCCCTCGATGGGTTGTATGATGATCTGGTAATCGCCCGCCCCAGCGCCGCCCGCGAAGTTGTTTTGCCAGCACCAGAGGGCGGCTTCATCCCCGATAGTAGCTTTAGCGGCGTCTACTATCGTGGTGAGCACCACATTGGCGGACCCACCGGCCATGAGGAAATTCCACCGATCAGCGGTATATCCACTGACTGTCGCCCACGGCCCCACCCCCCTTTGTTGCACATTGAACATGGAATTGTGCAGATAATTCCTGCCCACATCATGTAACGATGTCGCAACGGCATCGGACACGAACTTGGTCGTGGGGATAGTGGCGTCGGCGTCCCCGGCCGCCGGTTGCGGGGCTTGGGGATTTCCGAGGAAGATCGGATCGAGGATCGGCGCGTATGCGGTGGAAGCGGTGGTGGCGGCGACCCACTTGGTCCCGTCCCATTGCCAGGATGGGCCGCCCGCGACGGGGGTGAAGATTTGGCCGTTGGAGTGGGCAGCGGGGAAATCCAGTTGGGCCATGATCAGAGGTCCGCGCTGGCGGTTATGGTTCCCGCGAATGCGAACTGTCCGCTCGCAGGCGTGGTCGTCGTAGTGATCCACTGTTGCAAACCTGGATTTAGATTGCCGACCGACGAGGCTGAACAATTTACTGTTGCGGTGTAGGTCGGCGTGATCAAAGGGGGCGCTCGCATCGGCGTAGCGAGTGAGTAGGTTGCCTGCACAACGGCGGTTGCCTGCGTGGCGCCCTGCTGCGAAAACCCTCCCGTTTGATAAAACCGCTGGCACTGCTGCAACTCATACACCGGATCGCGCTTTTCGAGCGGCGTCGGCTGGGTCTGGCCGGGCTGGGCGATCTCTAGCTGCACGCCCCAGAGATATACCGTGCCGCTCTGCACACCAGGACTGCCGTAATGCGCCGCATTGTTGCTGCCTGACGAGTAACAGAAGTTGATGATCGTTCCATTATCGTTATTCGTGCCAAGCGTCTTGCCTGCCGTGCTCGGCACGGAAAACGTAAGAGAATATCGTGCCCAAACTGCCGTTAGCGTTACCGACTGTCCAACGCCGCTAACGGTAGCGGATGGGCTGCCCCCAGACCCGAAAGCCTGATCCAATGTCGCGCCGAGCTTCACCCCGGCGGCCGATGCCGTCGCCCAGAATGAAAGCGTTACCGTTTTGCCAGACAGGCGCCGCACACCCTCAATGGTCTGGTAAAGTATCTGGAAAGCCGCCGCTCCAGCGTTGCCCGTAAATACGTTCCGGAGCATGAATTGCGCGGCTTCATCGCCGATTGTGGCGCGGTCGCTGTCAGCCATGGCGACTTGCGATACGCTGAACGTGTCCGTCGCGGTGTAGAGGTTCCAGCGGTCGAGCGTCCAGAGGCCGTTCTGTGTAGTGAACGGCCCCGCCCCACGTTGCGCTATCGTAAAGCCGCTGTTGTGGATGAGGTTGCGGCCCACGTTATTCAGTGCGGTAGCGACATCAGTTTTGAGGGCGACATTGGCCGGGAGGGTGATGTTGGTAGCGGGAACGTAAGTCTGGGTATTTCCGTCATCGTAACCAACATAGAGCGACCCCCCGGTGGCGTCCCACCAAAGCTGACCCGCCTTGAAGGCCGGGATGGTAGGAGCGATCACAGTGCCGGGCTGGGCGGCGATGGCGGTGTTGACGAAGGCAGTCGTTGCAATAGACGTGTCATTGTCACCGGGCGGCGGCGTGACACTGGTTGGATTTCCGCTCAGGGCGGGGGAAGCGAGTAAAGCGTAGGGCGCGAGGCTGGCGGTCCAATCCGATATATCGGTATGGGTAAGAACAACGTCTGGGCCGGGGTGACCGGCGACGGTTGCGACCTTGGTGTCGGCGTAGGCTTTGTTCGCGGCCTGGTTGGGCTGGGTGGGAGCGCCGGAGAGGACGAGGGGACCGGTCATGGTGTCCCCGGCCTTCTGCACGGCGCTCGAATTGGCCGCCGCCTGGGCCGTCGCGTCCACGATCAACTTTACGCCACTGGCGGTTACCGAGGTGGGCACCCCGGTCCAAAGCCGTAAGGGGGAAGCCATCTCAACGTAAAGCTCGCCCGGCTGGAGGGAGTTGTTCGCCGGGGGCGAGGCGGGATTGGCGGTTCGGCCGCCCTGGACGCGGGTGGTCATGAGTAGGTTATCCCTTTGATAAGTAAGGGTTTCATGCGGTCGTCATCAGGGCAGGCATACCGGCGACGGCGAAGACCAGGGCGTCGTGCTCGGGAGCGGTTGTGAAGGTCACGGTGGAGCCGGTCACGGTGTAGTCGGTGACCGCCGCCTGCCAGATACCATTGAGCGAAATCAACAGGTTAACGGCAGTCACGGGAGATACGGCCGCCCCCTGCATGTCCTGGATCGGGAAGGACGTGGCGGTTCCGTCGAACACCCAGATGCTGGTGTTGATCGGCTTGAGGCCGGGGACGGGGACCTGGGTGGTGACGCTGGGGACTATTGCGAGGCCGAACACTTTGAAGCCTACGGCCAAGCTAGGCGAAAAAGTCACCGTAGAACCGGCCAAGGTGAACGCTACGCCCGGGTTCTGCCAAACACCGTCAGCCGAGATCATGAGATCGCTCACGGAGTTGGGAGTGAGCGTAACCCCTTGGAAATCCTTGAGAACTCCGCCGGAGGAGGTCCAGTTCGTGGTGTCCAGGCGGGCGGTGTTCCAGGCGACATCCACCACCGGGACGGTGTTGACGTGAAGCTGGACGATATCTCCGGCCGCCGCCCCAGCGGTGAGCGTGATGTGGTTGACCGCTTCTGTGTAATCATTTGAAGGGGTTAGGAGTAAGCCCTTCTTGAAGACGTTGATCGACTGCAAATTGGCAGGATCATAGAGAAGCGTGTTGCCGGAGCGGTCGGGACCGGTGAAAACGGTCTGACCGGCGGTTGCTATATATATATACTTCGTGATGGCGGTCGGGGCCGGGGTGACCAGCGGGCGCCATTCGGTGCCGGTCCAGACATAGGCGGCGTTAAGCGATATATCGAAATACATCGCCCCGACAGCGATGGGATTTCCCAGATTATCGGTCAGCGGCGGGGTGACGAAGGCGCCGAGGTAGAGACTTTGGATCCCCTGGATCGCCTCCTCGGTCTGATCCTGGAGAATGCCGAGCCAGTATTCGCCCGCGTCGTTCACCTGATCGAGAGCATCGTCCAGGGCGGCATTCAGATCGTCGAGGGCCGCCCCAGCCTCTTCGGCCGCCCGGTTGGCCCACCAGCGGGAACTCCAATGATCCCCGGTAACGCCCATGACCGCCAGAATATTCGGCGGTATAGTGTCGGGCATGTGCTCGGCCCACGCCTGCGTAACCACAGCATAATCGTCGCAGATGGCCTCCGCGAGGTCGGTATGATTAGCCGAGTTCAGCGCAGTGGTGGCAGAACTACTCGCGGCGTTGGCCGAACTACTTGCGGATTGGGAGGCGGTCGTGGCGGTATTGCTGGCGGTAGTTGCGGTCGAGGCCGCTTGGGCCGCCCCCTGTGCCGAAGCCGTCGCGGTGGACGCCGCGCTCTGGGCTGTGCTCGCGGAACCGAGAGCGGAGTTCGCGGCGGCCTGGGCTTCATCGACGAGGGGCTGGACATCCGCGATGATCTCCGCCGAAAGCCCATCGAAAAGCCCCGGCTTCAACTGCGCGTTACCGACCGTCCCTGATCGCAAGGTGCCGTCGGTGTTGAGGGAGACGTTAACGAAATCAATGACTTGCGAGGTAGACACGGTCGGTAACGCGCAGTTGAA